GTTGCTTCTGAAACAATAAACCTTAATTCTACTATAACTTTAAGTACTATTATAAATGATAATAGGAAAAGTGGACTTTATCGTTCTCTTTCAGGCGATTCAGAACCATGGCCTGGCATAATATGCATGGTTGAACATCCAATAACTAATGTTCAACGAAACGATGATGTTAACTATCCTGTTATTATTAGTGTAAGACTCGGTCCCGATTGTTGCCTTATGCAACCTTATAATGAACTGGATTTTCCGGTACCGACCCAGATCCCGGTCCCGATCCAGGTCCAGACCCCAAACCAGGGATCAGAGAACTAGATTTAAGTCAATATCTAGCCGCACCTTTCTTCGATCTTTTAATTTGCACATCATTGCAAGCAGTTGATCCACAAGAATCAGTTATTTCAGATTTTCTAAATTTAGAGTTTAAAATTGAAAATGTTAGTGATATAGTAATTTCCAATAGACAATTCCGTGTTGTTTTCACAGACGATGAAGATGGTATTCGTTCCATGATTTTCTCTAATATGTTTTGGGGAAAATCTTCTCAACTTCAATTACCTTTAAAATTTTATACACATTCTAATGCACAATATGCTACAAAAATTGAATTCCGTAACAATAATTGGCAACCCAGCTTTACTGGAACAGTATATTCTCCTGGAGATGTACGTTATCAATCACAACAAGGAACTTTCATTGCAACAAATCTTTGGCTTGATTTTGATGACATGGTCATTGAATGGTCTATTCAGCCATCTTCAATAATTTATTGTACTTCTCAATTTAATGGAACATATTATCGTCTGAGAATTGATGGATTAACTCCTGCTTATGATTCAGATTTTGCCGCAATAATAACTTCCGTTCAACCTAGTGCAGATGGAATTAAAAATTCCATTTTATACGGCATACCTAATGTAGCAGATGGTATCTGGTGGTATCAAGTCTCAGGACGCAGCGGTTATGTTTTGGATAAAGTCTATCCAGACACTCGCTGGCTTGAAAGATTGGGAGAAAATTCTAATGTGAGACAATCTATGATTACCTCGAAATTTATCATAGATAAAGTTGTTCAAACCGGCAACAATATACCATCAAAGAGTTTACCTGGTGATTTAAAAGTGTGCGCTATAGTTAGGCAGGGTAGTACTTCTAATCAATCTACTAATTCCTATTTCCTACCTTTTTATGCCCCTCGTATGAATTCAATATTTAAGCAATTGAATCAAAAATTGGACGAAGTTAATTCAACTTATCTTAAGTTTGATATTATAGTCGACGGCAGACCATTCGCTCAATTAGGTTATACTCCGTATAACTTTATCGGAAGGACAACTTCTTTCCGTCAGATTCGAGCAGCTATATCCAGAAATATAATGTTGAAAAACATCACTGGTGTTGAATCACTCGATGGGCTTCAAGCTCTACCCGTTGAAGGATTTTCTTCATGGGTATCTTCCCTTTCCCGAAGGATTCAAATGTTCTTAATGGAAAATTTGGATTCTCAAACCACTCCCTATGAGAAGAATCAGGAGCGTACCAAACGTTTTGAAAATCTTCATGTTGTTCGCCAGGCTGGTCTTGCTGCTGCTGGTGCTATTGGGGCTGGAGAAGGTCTCTTCAAAGGTCTCGGAGCACAGTGGCAATGGGAACAGTATTCAAAATGGCAGCGCAATATGCTTGAAATGCAAAATAAAGCTAATCAAGATCTCGTTCGTTTGAATGGAGAAAATATGCTTAATGCAACTCGTCAACAAGGTGCAAATCAACAAGCATTAGCTGCTACACAATATCAGCAGCGTATGAATAGCTTAGGTGCTTCTTCTGTTTCAGCTCAAAATGGAATGTATAAAGCTAAAAACTTTTTGGATAAAGGAGTTGGAACTGACGAAATTCTTAAAACAAATAAAT